GTCAAGCACTTTACGTCTTAAGTAGAAGTGTAGATGAGAGAAGCCACAAAGTTGAATGTGTTTGTGGTAATGAAGCAGACAGAGTTTTTAATTCTGTTTCTGTTCAGTTCAAGGGCACTGGTTTCTATAAGACGGATAACAAATGAAAGATTTATTAAGCACTACTTTTAGTATCAGCAGATTGCTGTTCAGTATCGCTACTATCCTCATTATGCTTTTCTGAATCAACATCATTGTATGGTCTGAAGCCACCAAGTCTACGTATTAATCTATTAAGTGCACGACGTTGCCTCATACGAGCAGTATCTTCTGAACCTAATTCGAGAACATCAGCAATCAATCTATACTCTAATGACTCTGCGTGTCTTAAGAATAAAATCTTTCTATCTTCTTTTGATAGTTTCCAATATGCATAGTCAATCTCTATCATCATAGCCATAAGATTACCGCCTTCGGCAGGAGCAGATGTTCCTATCACTCCACCTAAATCTAATTTATGGCCAACATTTATCTCACCTCTTAAGACAGAGGGCAACAGAGCCTCTACCAAACCTGCCTCATAGTAGTATAAATCACTGGTTTCATAGCCACTTGTGTTGGCCTTCCACTCCTGACAATAATCTAAAGCGTGGTTCCGTAAGGAGCGATAGATTAAATTCTTTATATCTTTCTCGCCAATCTTTCCCCACTCTTCTAATTTATTTGGATGCTCAAAGAACCATTGATATAAAGATTGTTTAATATCTTTTAGTTCAACCATTGGAAATTTTTTGTGATACTCAGAAGCAACTGCATCAACAACATATTCCCAAGGCTTTATCTTACTCCACTCCATTTACTTCCCTTTTATGTAATCTAGTTGCTGTCATTAAATCGTCCACTGTAATTAGAAATCCTTTGGATATGTTAGGTGGAATGTTGCAAGTAATTTCTCTACCAAACTTATCAACTGCATATCGCAGTGCGTCAGTTGGAACAATGAGTGTGCTATCTTCCAAAACAAATGCCCAATAAGAAGCCTCAGTCACACCTAATCCTGATGGTGCCCAATCTTCTATCTTCTTAAAGAAACATTCAGTTTCAATATAAAGATTATTTGTTTTAGCCCATTTCCTATCACGCTTTACTTCAACAGTTCTTTCGCCAGTAAGCAACTCATCTACAAGTTGTTCACCCTTACGTCCAAAACCAAAGTCTAAATCAAACGAAGATTTGTTAGTCATTATCCCACTTATCTCTGAGCACTAGTAGTCCGATGATGGCATAGTTAGCCATATCCTTGAACGAGTCCTCAAGGGATTCGTGTTGTGGTTTCCCACCTTTGTCAACGAGGTTATTAATCCTTGCAAGTTTATCGTGCATACGCACTCGCAATCCATTGATAGGTCCACCAGGGGAGTCGCTGATGTTTTTCGGACCGTAATCAATGTGCTTGCTGAGGAGTAAGTCTTGGAGTTCATCAAATATATCCTCTACATCTTTCCTGAATTGTTTGTTAAGAGCAGGGGAATCTTTAGTGTTAGCAACAAGGTGCTTTGGTAAATCTCCTTCGAGTAAATTTGGAAACCTTGTTTTTCCAAGTGGGTTATAATCTGCCATATCTCTTCACTCTCCGCTTTCATTGGTAGGTTTTTCCTCTTCTAATAATGTCTTAAGACTATCATCAAAGTCTTTTAATGCTGACTTAACCACCATATCTTCTATGAGTTCTTCGATTGGTTCAAAGCCATTCTCGGAGGCAAAGAGAGTCACATAGGTAGACTGAGTAATTAACTTAACCTGTTCAGGACTATTGGCATTGTTGTAAATAAACCTAAGCATTGAGCCAAGCATTAATCTGTATCCACTAGGTAAAACTAGATACGGGTCAAACTCCTCATCATCTTCTAGTAAATGGTCAACCAACTCAAATGAACTATCAAACTCTTGCCCACATTCTCTGCAAGTGTTGTATGGTGGTTGGTCTTCAAGGTTCATTTATTATTTATTTTGTTATGGAAATAATCGGAACCCTCTTGCACAAACATTGAGTTAACATCTTGTCCATCAGGTAGTTGAACGATAGTTACTGGTAGTTCACGAGCAAGGCTACGAGCAAACTCGGTACCTGGCTGGTCTCCATCAGCAAATACAAATACTCTTTCAAAGTCAGCAAGCAATCTTGTGTAATGTTTCTTCCAACTATTAGCACCAGGAACACCAACACAAGGTATGCCAATGCAACCTGACATAGTGATTGTGTCTAGTTCACCTTCACATACACCAATAAAGTCGGTTGCTTTTTCAATATCAAGAACGTTGTACATTCTAGTTTCAGCACCAGTTAAACCCATATACTTAGGTTCAACAGCAGGATGAAGGCTGCGAAAACGCAAATCGACAACACCACTCTTGGTAATATACGGTATGGATAATCGTCCTTTGAATGCTTCGTGTCCAACTTCAGGCTCCTCTACTACGCCGTATTGCGCCAGCCGTGCTACCTCTATTGGAATGCCCCTGTTTTTTAGGTAGGCTTCCGCCTGATAAATGTTTTCCCCGTACTTTTCCGTTGCTTTCCCCAACAACTCTTTCTGCAATGCGCTTTGCTTCACGTATGTTTACTCCTTCTTGTTTGCTAATGATTTGTAAACTGTTACCCTGCATTCCGCAGGCGAAACAGATGAATATATTATTGTTGAGATTAGCACTTCCTGACTGGTGAGTATCGGAGTGGAATGGGCACTTGAGATTAACTTGCCCGTAAGTTTGTCGTATGTTTGCTCCGTAGTGTGCAAGCACTTCTCTGATGCTAGGTAAGTCGTTGTCATTTTTTATCACCATATCCTGCCTCTCTAAGCAGATTAACTGCATCTTCAAGTCTTAAGACTACAACCCAATCTTTAATCTTCTGTTCCCCCTGTCCATTTAATCTTAAGCAAACTAAACCTAAGATATTTTTCTTTGCTCGTTCTTTTAATTGTGCAACAGCACTTGATGGATTGAATCCAGTTCGTGCTTTGACTTCCCAATCTATACCAACACAACCAGTTATGTCAGAGCCACTCCGTCCAGCACCTGTACTTTCAGCATATGGAAATCCATTCTCTGCTAAGTACATAGCCAAAACTTTTTGACTACGATAACCTCTATGTTTTCTAGATTGAGATGGCATTAGTCTGCGCTCTTATCTTTCTTAAGGATACGAATAGCCCAATCTAATCCTTGGTTAAGACCATCACCCCATTCATCTGTAGGCCTAATCTTTGCACCTTCAATTTTATTAATGAAGTGTTGTATCTCTGCATTTAGTTCAAGTAATACGAGTTGACGTATCTCTTGAGTCATATCGTTTTCTTCTTGTATCATCATTCTCCTTATATATTCTCTGGTATATCATCCATAAACATATACTCAGGATTAAAGGCTAACCACGTTAGTAAGTTAGCATTAGCGTCTGCTCTGCCGTATCTATTCTTGACAGGAGCAACAGCCATAGAAGTACCAACAACACCCAAAGTACAGATGAGAGCAGGTAGTTGTGCCACTTTTCCTTGAAGGGCGGAACGTGGTTGACAAGGGTCACCACTAACAGCCTCAGAAGTATGATGTAAAATAATGATAGCAGCATTAGTTGCACGAGCAAGATATTTTAACTCCTTCATAATAGCCCTCATAGAAGCAAACTCTTCGCCTCCATCAGTGGCAATGTCCATTAAGTTATCTACAAATACTGCAGTTGGAGGACAGCCCCATAGTTCTTCAAAGGCTTGAACCTCTTCATCAATATCTTGTAGTGTAGGGCTAGACTCAAACGACCATACTATGTGTGAACCTTTAGCAAGAGTTGCTTTAGTCCAACCATAATCAGTATTCATTAACTGTTCTACATCAGTTTGATTCTTACCAGAAATCATTGAGGCTAATCGCATAGCCATAGTGTGAGCATTAGTATCTGCTGATATGTAAAGACTAGGTACTTTCATCTTTAATGCTAAGGCTAAAGCAAGTGTTGACTTACCAACGCCAGGGGTACCAGCAAGCATAGATACTTCTGCTCTACGCAAAATAATTTTATTACTTTCAAATGCTCTGAATACAGAGGGCAGTGGCTCTCCACCAATATCTGACCTACCTACAGAGCGAACAAGGGTACGCATTTATTTCTCCCATCTAGTGATGGTAAGAGAACTCTCAACTGTCTTCCCCACCAATTGAAAATTCTCTTACCAATTTTATTCGAGTTCGACTTGTATTAGCCGTTTACTGGGGTGCATTGGTCTGCCCCCTGAGGTTGTGGGCACACCCACATCTTGTACGGTTTTCCGTTTTTCTTGCTGATACCACTCAAGAATTTCCGACTTCCGTGTACGCAAGTAGGCGACGCTTCCGATGTCGGGGCGATTGATGAGGTAACTGCGGGCGTAGTGCCTTGAGTTAAACCAGTGGTCCCCAAAGGGGCAGTAGTGTAAGCACCTGCAATTAACTTTCCAGTTGCTGCAATCTGTGTAGAGTAATCACTCACACCTTCAAGCAACACTGATAATTCATCAGATGTATTAGCACGTATGTTAATCAAATCCCCATTAGGAGACTTGTAGGAAACTTGTAGTTTCCAGTCTTCATTAGCCATTATTTGCCTTTCGTAAATTGGCAGTGTTCTGTGAGTCCACAGTAACTGCACGATTGTAAGTTTGGTAAAAAGATACCAGCCTTCCTAGCCTTGTCGAATCCATCAACAAAGTATTCGAGCATATCTTTTGTATATCTACTAAGGTCAATCATCTCTCCTGTCCCTGACTCACGAGACATCCAGTAGTTACCTAGATTGACTTCGACACCAAGCATCATCTCTACACCAACTTTATAAAAGCCAAGTTGTAAATCAGATGTTGGTTTGCGTGTGGATGTTTTCAAGTCGACAATCACAAGTTGTCCGTTAACTTCAAATATCCTATCAATAAACATTTTCACTGGCACGTCAGCGATTATGGGATTTAACTCCAACTCGATAGCACGAACACCTTGAGGGGTAGTCCATATCTTCCAGTCTTTATTGTTCTTGCGCCAAGAGATGTAGTTGTCTACCCACTTGGAACCCTGTTGGTACCACCAAGTTGCATCCTCTTTGTTAGGATTTTCTTTGGTAGCACGACCCGCAATGCGGGCTTTACTTAAATCAATGTCCTTGGTTTCTGCGTCCCAAGCCTTAGTCCATAACTCATTCATTTTCTAAGTCATACAATTCTGTCGCTAAGTGAAATGCTCTGCCACCAGCAGACCAAACACTTGGTTCCTCAGGTACTTGTAATAATCTTCCTAAATAATACTGATAACCACAAGTTAAGTAAGTTGTAAATGCTGAGTAAGATACGTGAGCAGGTAATTCATATCCATCAAGTTTAATCATCAAGACCTAGTTTATCGTATAGGTAATCTACTTCCTCTTTTAACTCTTTGACGTTTTCATTAAGAAGATAGATAGCATCAGATAACTCTTCAATAACTTCATTTATTCTTTTG